CGGCTTCCTTGGCCTTGAACTTTCCCTGCTCGTCTCGGATGCGCTGCGCTTTCTCTTCTGGCGCTTCAGGAGCTTCCGGCTCCTTCTCAACCTCGATGCCCTTATCCTGGAGACTCCGCAATGTGTCGCGGATGGTGTCATCCATCGTTTTTGGTTCTTCGGTTACTGCGGGAATGTCTTCTACAACTTCGGCGGTTGCGCCTTCGTTTTCGAGCATTTATAAATCTCCGGACGAAAAAAAAGCCCCCGAAGGAGCTTTATTGGTTTGAAACTTGTTTATTCAGGCGCAGGTTCAGGCGGATTCAAAGTAGCAATTACCTCGGCCACGTAACTATCTGGATCAGGATGTTTATTTGCTATTGCAATTGCCTTGGCGATATACGCCAAATCTTCGTTAGATACAGCCATCTGATTCTCCTTAAGCTAAAGCGGATTGAATAGCCGTCCATGCTTGCGCGGCAGTGTTTGAATTAGGAATTTGCACCCAACGCGAACGACCGGCATAAGGCGCAAGAACACCGACCACATAAACATCGGTATAAGTTGCACCAGGATTGAAAGTAATTAGCGTGGCAACTCGCCCGGTATTGGCAGAATCAATCTGCGCATTCAGTTGTGATTCAGTAAAAGCCATGTTTATTCCAGACGTAAAAAAGCCGCAATTAAGCGGCTATAGAAATTTGGGGCGAGTTATTCCCAACGAAAATATTATAGCATTAATTACACGACGCAAGCGCAGCCGCTTTTTTAGCTGGCGATAATCCTGCCCATGCCTGGCGAACTGTTTTATCTAAACTCTCGTCTAGTTTCTTTTCATCATCTGCTTTTTTCTTGGCAGATTCTTTGCGCTCTGATTCAATTCCTTCCCATTCCCGACAACCCGATACTTTCATATCCTCTAATCGTTGTTTCTTGCTGGAGATAATCTTCCCGGTTGCCGGTGATTCATAAGCATCCCACGTCTGAATATCAAACGTTGCCATTGGTGCAGAGAAAATGCGCTTATCTGTCTTTACGCCACAGCACTCAGGCGTATCCAGACAATTAGCCACCGTTCTGACATAGGTGTGATACGTGCCACACTTGGCGCAGGATGATTCATACAGAGGCATTATTAAGACTCCGTTGATTGTTTAGCGGCGGATACCTGAGACGCTTGAATCGTAGTAGCCGATGCAATCTCAGCGACTTCAACCTTTGCCGCGTTGTTCATCTGGGCAATGAGCAGTTGGATGTTTCGGTCAGCTTCTGCGGCGCGTTCATCTGCTGCGATGCGGATCGTCTCTAAACGCTCGTCCATTTGAGCCTGTAGCTGTGCGCGCTGCGCCTCCAGTTGGTTCTGGTGCGCGTTCTGCTGCGCTTGTACCTGTTGGGCATGTGCTTGTAGCTGCGCCTCCAGATTGGCACTCTGCTGCTCGGCCTGTGCGTTTGCAGCTAGCTCTCGTTGGTGTTGCTGGTCAGCAATCTGCGCTTTGAACTGTTCAAGCTGAACCTCATGTTGTTGCTGCGCCTGCTGCGCCTGCGCGTCTGCTTGAGCCTTGGCTGCTGCCGGGTCTTGTTGCGGTTTCGGCGCCTGAATCTTCTCCAGCGCATCTTCGACAGCAGACCCCATGCGGGCACGGCGCGTGATAGCAAGCACAATTTCCTTGACTGCCTCAACCGGGAAAGCGCCTTGTTGAACCGCAGGACCAACGCCTTGGATGAACTGAGTAACGCCAGTCAGCAATTCGCGCATACCCTGCATATCGGCATCTTGTGAGGCTGAAATGGTGCTGTCTGTCTCGATGTCAATGTGATAGGTGCGTTGTGCGTCGCTTTCCATTGCCTTCTTAACGTCTTCCCACGATATAGGCTTAGGCGGAAGCTGGAGTGGAGGAATCGGCTTTCCTTGTTGCTGTGCCTGCATGGCGGCTTGCTGATGCTGCTGAATGAATACCTGCTTCTGCTGCTCTAGCTGCGCATCATGGGGCAGTTGCAACAAGGTCATCTGTTCCAGCGTTTCGATCTGAAACTTCTCCGAGATGATTTCAGCCTTCAGGCGGATCAAGTCTCGAATGTATCGCTGCACTTCCTTCTGCATGCGCTGGAGTCGTTGTGTTCCCCATTGCGTTTTGATCTTCTGTGCGCCAAATGTTTCATTCGGGTCAGAGGCAGACCGCATGATGTCGCTAATGCCGGTAATCTCGTAAATCACCTGCTTGGATGCGTCACGCTGCGCATAGAGTTCTTTCAACACCATTGCAGCAGTGTCGATTGGCATCATCCAGATGGCTGTATCAAGACCGCCCCGCTCAAGCAGTGCGGTGACATTCTGCGCAGGGATTAGCTCGTTATCTCCTGACTTCATCAACTGGCCAATTTCTTCCAGCGTGGAGTCATAGACGCCGCGAACCTTGAGCGCGTCAATAATCTTGTTGATGCGCGTGGAGATTCGGTTAAGTTCCTTGGCCTGCTGCTCGTATTGCGTATAGAGCGAGGCAGGAACTAGAGACTGGTCGTTTTCAATTGCATAAAGCGGTCGTGGAACAGGAAAAAACCCGCTTAACTTCAGCGGGTCGTCTTGGGTCTTGCAGGGCTTTGGATAGGTCGGACAGATGAACACAACCTCTTTCTCGTCCTTATCCCATATCTCCCATACTTCGGCTGTCTTGAACAGGTCGCCCGTGTCTTTCGACTTCTTTACGTCATCATCGTCTACAGAATCAAGCGGAATGGCCTTGCCAATTTCTTCGCCAAACTTTTCCTCGCAATCCTCACGCGTGAAACGATGGCGGAATGCTATCCAACAGACCTCTTCCCATGTCTTGCCAGCAGAGATACGGAAATCATCCCATTGAACACGCTCTGTGATGACTTGTTCCCATGCGATCTCCTCATAGGCTTCCGATTCCTGCGAGTCATCATCTGTGGCGCTATCCTCACCACCAATACTGCGAATGTCTGGAACGTAGCGGACGCGAGAGACAGCGCGGCCAGGCAATAGCATCGCCAGCACATCGCCCTTGATAACGCCATCGAAATCATAGCTATCCTGGCTGAATACCAGCGCACGATTCAACACCTCGCTAACTTGCTTTCCTAGCTTATCCTCGTCCTGATAGCGCCTGCGAACATTGGGCGACGGGATCGAGTTGTAGACAGATTGGCGCAGCGTTTCAGTATTCGACCAGAGGATATTGAAAGAGTTAGCTGCTGGATTTTCCGGGCAATAGGTCTTGTAAATATCCTTTACCTTGTTGCGCCATGCAGATTCGCGCTTGTCGGACAGCTTTAGCTCAAGTTTCCACCGACGCGCAATAGCTTCTGGTGATTTCCCGATGTCGTCAGCGCGTTCTAGCGTGCTGCCTTGTGCTTCATCCATTAGCGGCTTTCGTTAGGCGAAAAAATACCGCCATCGGGCGGTTTGGTTTAAGCATGGTGAAGAGATGGTTAGAAAATCAGAGCAACCCGACTTCATGCGCCCACTCTGTCGGGGTCAGCGTAATCAAGTCGCCAGCCTTTTGACGAGTGCCAACATAATTAATGATGTCGCTAAGGTCTTCGAACCAGATACACAGCGATGCGGTTGAACCAATGCGAGCATCCATGTACGCAACCGTGGCCGTACCGATGGCCGTGCCAAGTGCCAGCGCACGCGCACGGTAGGCTGCTGCTGTTTCACCAGCATTGACAGCGATTGGCGCTCCTGCCGTTCCCGTGATGTTGTTGGTTCGGTCAGTGTCAATTTGAGCTTTTGACCACGTATTATGGAAATAAAGCCACATCGTTGCCCCGTACTCAATGCAGCGGTCAATCATCGGCTGTATGTCTGTCAGGAATTTACTATCAGCAGAAGGCGAAGGAAGCCGATATGGATCAGGGATTCCGCCCTCCGGGAAGCAGTAACGCCCTTCAGCAATGCCGTTACGATTTGCAACATACCCGGCAGCTTGTAGTTCGCGGATCATTAGATAGCTGGTCGAATTGTTGTTGGCTATCCACACGCGCGAACCTCGAACCCATCCAGCAGCCAAGCAACGCGCTTTGGTCGTTGTGATCGCTGATGCCATTGTTGCCTTATCTAGGACTGTATCCCCTAGCGGACGATCTACAACGTCATTACCATCCAATTCCCATCCAGCGGCATATAGGCGTTTATACCGGTCAAGTGCTGCTGGACTTATATCAAGCTGTTCCCAATATTGGTTTGCATACGCTGCTACCCTATTTTTTGCGAACAGAGGAGCAGCCAGAGTAACAAGCGGCTCAGGACCGGCGGTATCTGTACCAATAATCAGGCATGGCATACTCCAGCCGCCGCGCAGCAGCCGCTTAAATCTGACTGTCTGACCAGACAACTTGTTGACCGTGAACCGTAGGAAATTAACAGGTTTTGTCCAGTCTGCACCTGTACCTCCAGCGGTAGGCGAATATGGATAACCGGGGAATGGTCCACATTTAATGTCTGTCGCCAAGCTGTCAAATCGGAAGCGATAGTATTTTCGACCAGCCACTTCCTTTCTTTGGGCGGTTTCAGTTGAGTCGGTTCTCCACCAGCCAAAGCCTGCCTTATTCGATGGGAAGGCGTTCGCAGCATCGTTGGAAAACTCCATCGCAACCGAAAAGTTTGTTTTACTGGTATCTACGCCTAGAATTTCAAACTCTAGTGCGATGCCGTTGGTGTCATTAAAATCGAGCGCCTTGAAACCTGTTGTGTTATCGAAGTACAGGCGGAATTCAGCGGTATCGGAGTTTGGCGTGAATTCAACACATGAGCTTCCGTCATACCACCCACTTGGATTGTGACGAATTTCGCCAGATGACTGCACGGCCAAACGGCCAGCACTCAGGTACGTTCCGGCCCCTGTGAAGGATGTAGCTGCCCCAAGAAATCCGGAGTCTGCAAAGTTGAGAATCTCAACCCCTTTGACCGCTTGCAACTTGACACCCGGTAGCGCGATTTCTTTTTCTGACCCTGCGTCAAGTTTTTCAATCCTCCCGGTGACAGAATTGGTGATCGAAGTAACCTCGTCACCCGATAGCAGGTTAGACCCAACCACGTTGGAATGAACAAACTTGCCAGCCGTTGCTGATCCAAACTCGCCCTTGGTTGCCATGTCTATTCCTTACGCCAGAGCGACGAGAAGCGTTGCAGTTGTATTCGTTGACATGATGTATCCGCCATCAATTGCAACAGGAAGCACAGATCCAACAGAGACGGCAGTGAATGTCACCGCAGAAGCGCTAGGCGAAGTCTTGATCGCAATATTCCCTGCGCCTCCTACGTAGATGGCGCGGCAATTGACCGGCGCTGTATCGCTTGGGGTGACAGCATTTGCGCTGCCGTAGCTCATTGATGCGATTGTCTGCATGTTTATTCGCCTTCTAGTCTGCGGCGCTTTTGTAGCGCCATTATTTCGTTAAATGTCCGGTGTTGCGGGAATCGTGCGGGTTCTTCTGGCTTCGGCTTCATTTCTTCGCGCCATACCAAGCAGGCATAGCGGAAAGCATCCGCATAGTGGCTAGTCCAGTCGTGGCGCGGCTTGTCTCGGAAACACTTCTTATCCTCGTCATACTCACGCTGGTACTGCTTGAGCGAGTCAAGACCTTCCTGACACTTGTGGTCGATGTAGCAGTCTGCCAAGGTGAGGCGCGCTGCCTGAATGCCGTCTATCAGGCCAAGCTCAGGAACAATGCGTGGCTTCCACTTCAACGCGGTGAATTGCTGCTCAATGCTGCGCCCTGTCTGCAATGATTTGGCGCGCGCATCATGAGGAAGCCATAGCCACTCGCCATAGGTGTATGGCTTGGACTTCAGTATCTCGTTGTAATGAGCGATGGGCTGGCCGTTAGTGGCGTAGCAGTCGATCAGGCGTAGCTCTTTGCCCACCTGGAACCACCATAGCGCCGTATCGTCGGACCATCCAAGGTCAAGCACGGCATGCACCTTAAGCGCAGGGTCATACAGGTCATGCTTGATGCGTCCATCTTGTTCAGCCTGCCACAGTTCTTTGCCGTAGATTGCACCAGGCAGCGCGGCATCAAAGTCGCACTCCATTTCCTGACGCCATGCGTCTTCCGTCAGTTCAAGCTGAAGCGCTGCAAGCTCTGACTCAGGCAATAGGCCGGATTCACTTGCCTTGATCGTCAGGCACAACCAATCTTCATTTACTGAGGCGTGGTTGTACAGATCGAAGAATTGATTGCGGCCTTTAGGCGTGCCAATGATGATGGCCCATCCACCACGATCAGCCAGTGCGGGACGGATAACATATCCCCAGACGGAGGGCTTCCAGTCACCATATTCATCAGCGACGACGCCATCAAAAAACAAGCCTCTGAGCGCGTCAGCGTTATCCGCTCCGAATAGTTGTATCCGCGAACCATTTGGATAGTCAATTCGAAGTTCTGATTCATTGATCTGTATCCCGGGAATAACTGCACTGAACCGCTTCAGGTAATCCCATGCTACAGACTTGGCCTGACGATAGAACGGGGCGACATAGGCATAACGCCCATCTGGTCGCTTGTCAGTCAGCGCCGCCTTGATTAGCTCATTGACGCAGGCGACCGTCTTCCCTGCCCGTCTATGAGCGACTACAACTGCCCATCGTTCTTTGCGCGTATGTAGCGCGATGAATGCGCCACGCGGCTTGTATGGGATTACTACGTGAGCCAAGAGAATGAAACAACGCCGCTATGCTCTACGTTTGTGTCCGTAGGCGCGTTACTCATTGTTTTGTCTAGCAAAATCTTAGCTGATGTAACCTGCGATGAAGTCATTTCTATTTCGCCGGCAACATGCTTTTCAAGACGATCAATAATATTGCTGATCTTTATCTTTGCTCGTATATCGTCCTGATGGTGTTTTCTAAGTCTCGCTGCCATTTCATATCCCTTAATCGGGGTAGCCCAATCAATAGACGAAAAAAAGCCCCGGCTCTTTCGAGGCGAGGCATGAATTTATGGGCGAACGAATCCGCACGCGAATAGATTAACACATATTTGCTAAATAACAACTCCCTTTTTAGGCAGCGTCACCAATAACCGCTCATGGGCATTCAGTAGCAAATCATCGTAGTTTCCACGCGGGAATCTGAATACAGATGTTATTCCATATCTCCGGTTAATAGCTGCGCGCTGTCCTGATTCTAGGTCATCAATTGCGGCCTCAACTAATCGGCAAATATTATCCTCAATGCCTATCAACAAATCCTCGAATGTTTTGGATGCGGTATAGCCTGACGACATGCAGATTGAACCGAATGTTGATTTAATCCCGGTGTATCTGGATTGCCACACAGCCCAATCCTCAAGGAGTGCAGATAGTCGGCTGAATCGGTCTAGTTCGATGATGTTTTCTCGTATCATTTCCCTCCTCCGCAATAAACCTTACCCGGCGTTTCCTCGTAGCACTTATCGTTGCGCTTCTTACGTCCCTTCTCGCATATCATCTTTGGCTCTCCGCAGACGATGTACTTGACCCAATGGCGACAGCCTTTACACGTTCTGGCCTCTGCGTTGATAGCGAGCGTTTCAGGGTTGCCGTACTTGTACGATTCGAGCGTCATCGGATGAACCTCGCGTATCTATCTCGGCATGGAGAGCAGTAGCCATCGACTAGACGACCTGACCATTCACCGCAGCCGTCACAGTCTCCCGGCTCGCCTTTGGGCATGGCTGCGACGTAGCGTGATGATTCGCTGATTCCATCGCTGATGCGTTCCTCGATCCGCTGATCAGCGCGGTCGGCGTCGTCGCTCACTTGTTCGCCCCATAGACTTCTGCCCACACATTGAAGAATGTCTGGAATGTTTCCGATGCGGCTACGAATGGAGCCATTAGCGATCTACGTGCTTGGGCCATCTTCCACGGGATTTGCATGCTTGTTAGCGGGGTGATCATCTTTATATTCCATCCGTCATGCAATACATTGCCAAGTCATCAATAACGTCAGAATCAATATCTGTTGTCGAAATTGCCCAGTAGTAAAGAAATGCACCATCTATTGATTCAGCCAAATAATTGTATTTTTCGTTATTCACTTGCGTAGCTCCTTGGTCATTGCGATGTAGTGGGCGCGCATGTTGCGCAAATCGTCTTTGCTGTACTTCCGGTCTTCTTGGTCAGCCTCTAGAGCCAACACCGCATCAAGACCGATTCGCTCTATAAGGCGAGGCCTGTAGCCGTGCGTATTTCCTTTGAGTTGATCATTGCAGTACTTGCACTGGCCGTGGACATTTCTCTCGTCAAATTCCAGATGCTTGGCGCTACCAACTGAGCGGTAATGTCCAGCGTCGTAGTCTCCGCCTAGCTTTCCGGACTTGATTAGTGGCTTGTCGCAGGAGACACACAGCTTTCCCTCGTCTCTGGTACGCACCCATGCGCGGAAGGCGAATCCGAGAGCCTTGATTAGCTGCGGGCGCGTCTTGAACTCTTCCAACTTTGCCTTGACCACTTTGCGATCCGCAACGCCTGCGATGCGCTCTGCCTTAGCTCGTTTTGCCTTGGCTTGAATCAGTGCGCAGTCCGGAGAGCAAACGTTTTGCAGCGGCTTTGACGGTTGGAAATCAGTCTTGCAGACTCGGCACTTGCGGGGCTTTTTGGGGATAGCCATTACGCCACCATCCTTTCTGACCACTTAACGCCACGCTCTGCACCAAACGCGTAGATCACCTCGATCAAGTCCGCAAACTCCTTCTTGCCCATCTTGCTAGTGCGCTGACCACAAACCACGAAGCCACCATCAATACCGGGCACGGCCTTCTGCTTCTTGAGCGATGCGGAAAAAACATCTTTCCACTCTTCGTCTGTCAGCTTGTTTCCGTACCAATCGACTTGGCTTGATACGTCTTGCAGCATTGGCCAGAGCTTGGCGTTCTGTTCAAGTGTTCTAGTGGCTTCTGCGATGGTCATCACATAGCCTTCAGGTGCGTCATGGATACGGATACAGGCGGCATGCTTGGCTGTTGGCCCGGTGAGCTTTAGCACGATCTTGCTCATGGCTTGCCTCCAAGCTGTATCCACTTGTAGTAAGCCTCTATTGGCGTATCACCAAATCCGCACGCATCTTCAGTAATGCTCATATTTGAGCAATACCACTCTTCTCCCCTGTGCCAAATAACGGGCTTCATTCCGTCACCCCGTAAGCGATACCTTCAATCCACAATCCATTCCGCTTTAAATACTCAACATCCATCGGAAACTTACATCCGACGCATTCAGGCGTAACCGCTTTACGGTCATGCCGGCAGAGTTGCGACGAGGTATCAGCTACCCATGTTTTGAAAAGTGCTGGCATGGCTTCGAACTCTCCTGAGTCGATTACCTGTGCTCCGGTGTGCCAATAGCCTGGCTGGCGTGTTTTGTTTTGGCATGTGATCATTTCTTCACCCCGCCAGCCGCCTTGACCTCTGCCATAGCGCCCTCTTCGGCTTCTTCGCGTGTCTGCTGTCCGTCAAATTCACGGATGGCGGATCGTTCCTCAAACATTTCCTTGAATGCTTCGTCTAGGTATTCGGATATGTGTTTCATGCGGCCACCTTCCAGCCCTGACGAATCGCTTTCGCACAGTAGGCAAAGTAGTCAGTCCAGCACTTGATTCGATCTTCGTAGTTGTCGATCATGGCTGGAACAGTTACGCCTGCTGCATTAATTACTTCAAGCCCTTCGCGCAATTGGTCTTTACCCGGGGCCATGTCTTTGCGAAGCATTCCCTTGAACTCGTCCATCTCTGCTT